CCTGGAGCGGAAAGGCCCGTAAGGGTCATCACCGTTCCAAAGACGCTCAAGACGCCTCGAGTCATAGCTGTCGAGCCTACTGCGATGCAATATGCGCAGCAGGCCGTAGCTGAGTCTCTTGTATCTCACCTGGAGGGGAAGGACAACCCCTACAGGTGGATTATCGGATTCTCTGACCAAGACCCTAACAGGTCTATGGCAAGGAAAGGGTCCCTTACAGGGAACCTCGCGACGCTGGATCTCAGCGAAGCTTCCGATCGCGTCTCGAATCAGCTCGTACGTGTCATGCTCGATTCTTGGCCTCATGCTTCTGGGGCCATTGATTCGTGCAGATCACGGAAGGCTGATGTGCCTGGCTTTGGCGTTATACGCCTAGCCAAGTTCGCGTCCATGGGTTCAGCTCTCTGCTTTCCTGTTGAGGCGATGGTCTTCGCGGCCATCGTTCTCTGCGGGATCGAAGATGGGCTCAGACGCCAGATGACCAGGAAGACCATCCATGGTCTTTCTGGTAAGGTGCGTGTCTACGGTGACGATATCATTGTCCCCGCAGATTGCGCCGAAGCCGTCGTTGGGAAGCTCGAAGATTTTGGTCTTCGAGTCAATACCAACAAGTCTTACTGGACCGGAAGGTTCAGAGAGTCTTGTGGCAAGGAGTATTACGCGGGTGAGGACGTATCAATAGTCCGCGTGCGCGAAATACCACCTACCCGACGGCAGGATGCACCTGCGCTCATTTCCACAGTCTCGCTGCGTAACCAGTGTTACAAGTCTGGTTACTGGAAGGTTGTGGAGTATCTCGACAACTTCTTGAGCAGCTTGCTGACCTCTTCAAAGGGGCAGCTGCTGTATCCCGTTGTCGCTGATACGAGCGCTGTGCTGGGCAGACATAGTTTTCTGGGGTATGAAACCCAGAGCTATGATCCCCGACTGCATTCCCCGCTTGTCACGGGTTATGTAGTCCAGGCCGAGATCCCTCCAAATATCTTGGATGGATACGGTGCCCTGCTCAAGTTCTTCCTGAAAAGAGGGGATGACCCTTTTCAAGACAGGGAGCACTTGGTGCGTTCCGGACGTCCTATGGCCGTCAGCACCAAGCCTAGGAGGGCACGTCCCTTTTAAGGGACGTGGCAGGTAACCAACCCTGCTGGAGGGGGTCATGTAACAGACCCG